GCCACTTCTCCGGTCGAACACACGGGAGAGATAACCTCCGAGAAATCGGGGGAGACTCCCATCCTTCTCAAAAGAAGGATGTGTCCCGGCCCAGCCTTGGTCAATCCACTTTTGGGTGGCTTTTCCAAGGTCAGGCAGGGTTATCGTGAGAAACGATAACCCCTCATGTTTGACTCGCCTCTTGACGGTATTAATGTCAAGAGTGGCGCTAGTGCGACATCGTGTAGCCGATTCCTCAGCTACACTGGACCAGAGTGACATTAGGCTTTTCATTGACCCTCCTTATAGAGGTAATCAATCCTTAGCCTATCGCACTCGCAGAAGGAAGAAGCTCGGCTTTATCAACCGAACCGTCGGTGAGGAGAGGCTCGTCCTATCTCTAGGACTTGCTCTCTTGAACCCTCATCCGGCTTCGCTTCCTCCACCATGCACGGATGCCAGAAATCGGCATAACCACTTGGGACACTATGTTGGGCTCCCAGGACGCCACTAAACAAATAGTCGCGTTAGGAAGTTCAACATAGGAACTGACACGAGGTTGAAAATCAGACCCAATATCAGGAGAGCCCTAAAGCTCACCTTGATATGAAGGTCTGCATCAACGTTCCTGTCATCTCCACTAGTGGTACCATGTGCCTTCACCGGTATTGATAGGTGAGGCATCATGACCGTTACGACTCGCCACCAAGAAGCTTGGTGATGAGTGCATCGCTCGATGCTGAAAACAGGGTTTTGAAGCCCGTGTAGACAGCAAGCGCCTCGACAGCCGTGTAGCCAGCCGGAGGAAGGTCAAAGACGATGTAGTTACTCATCGAAACTTTGACATTCTCCGACGGGCGAAACGGGTCGGACGTGAGCTTTGCATGGTTGATCCGGAGCACGTGCCGCATCCTCTTCCCAATATCATGGGAAGCTTGGAGCTGCACGAGCCCGTCAGCACTCTGGTAGGTGGATTCATCCTCCTCCACGCTAATGCGTGGCATGGGGATGGCCACCGCAGAGATGGTGACCGTTTGCGGATCAGTAAATGCCATAGGCATCACTCCTAGGACTCGGGTCTCGAGCCCCAATGGCTCGGACACAGGGAAGACATCTCACAGGGACACTAACCAATAAAGGTTAGTGCTTGATCCCCTTGGTTAAACCAAGGGCCCCTGCGATGGCTTTTTGGCGTAGGCTAAGCCCACTCCAGGTCAAGCCGAACCCTAATGGTGAAGCCTTCACGCGTCGTTTCGTTTCCACGGAAACGATTAGCGGGGAGGGACTCGCGAAGGGAGCGGAAAGCGCCCCTCGTTTGTCAACGAAGTACGTGTCGGTAGCAATTGAATGCTCCATCATGTACCCGTATTTCATCACCAGACCATCTGTGGCCCAATCCGAGAGATTAGCTATTACATCTCCCGCATTGGAGAACCAGTCGATGGCCCACGTCCAAGGGGTAGCATTCCACACGACCTCTGGCGTCAAATCCAGTCCTAATAGGAACTGGGCATGACGTGCACTCTCTGCCATCTTATTCCGAGGGTTATACCCCGAAGGAAGATGGTAGGTGAATGCACCAGAGAACCAGGCCTTTTTCCAGGTCTGGCGTATCCTGTAGAGAGTGCTAGTCCCCGCGCCTCCATAATAGAGGATCTCAAG